GCCCTCTTGGGGATTCCTTCCCCAGACCTCCTTGCGGTGCAGCCCGCCTCACAATCCCGAACAGTACCATGAACAGTAGAGACAAAGGAAAGCGTGGCGAGTTGGAGTGGCGGGATGTCATCCGCTCGCACGGGTACGAGGCTAGGAGAGGCCAGCAATTCTCCGGTTCACCTGATAGCCCTGATGTGGTGACCAACCTACCCTATCATTTTGAGGTGAAGAGGGTCGAGAGACTCAACATAGATAGTGCGATGAAACAAGCGGAAGGAGAGTGCGGGGACAAGCCGCCAGTGGTTGCCCACCGTAAGAACGGTGGCCCTTGGATGGTTACAATGCTCGCGCCAACCTTCTTTAACCTGATAAAAGAAAGAAAGAGCAATGCCAAATAAACAAACCAGTGAGAATGATAAGCTACCAGCCGTGCTTGCGAAGGCGCAGATGGAGCTAAAGAAAGCGATTAAATCCGCTGACAACCCCTACTTCAAGTCGAAGTATGCGGGATTAGATGAGGTGATTGAAGCCTGTCGTAACGTACTCAACAAGCACGGCATCGCCGTGACGCAAACCGTGGAGTATGTACCGGAACACACCAAGATTCCAACAGACTACGACCCCGTAACCTACCCACCGCATACAGTCCTAGTGACCACCCTGCTGTACGGTGAGCAGTCCATTAGGAGTGTGATGCCTTTGGAATACAAGCGCGGTGATATGCAATCGCTGGGGTCAGCAATGACCTACGCTCGACGCTACTCACTGCAAAGCATCTGCTGTCTGGCAACGGACGAGCCTGATGATGACGGCAACAAGGCTGTCGGTGAAAAGAATGTGGAAGCTAAAGTTGGCAAGCGCAGCAACTACAAGCCCAAGGGTGGTGTTGCATCGGTTGACGAACTGAAGGTGTTGGCAGCACAAGACGCTGCTGATGGATTCATCAAATGATTAACATGGTGAACGGGCGGCAGCGATGGTACTGGAGGATAGTTATCTTCAGGCGGGGTTATGTTCCCCCGTATTGAGCCTACGCCGTGACCCGCTCGTTCACCACTTAACTTTATGGCAGAAATAAATCATAACGATAGAGCGCATCACCCCGACTTCCCGCCGTCATCACTGCCAGCACTGGCAAAGTGTCCGTGCTATAAGTCATCGGATACGGTAGGGCAAGCAGCAATCAGAGGAACCAAGCTGCATGAGAAACTTGAGGAGGTACTGTGCAGTACCAAACTGGTAAAGGAAGTTAAGGCTTTAGCAAAGGAATAACAATGAACTCTAGGACTCCATCAGAAATAAGAGACGCTGCTATCGAAAGATTCAACAGCGTAGCACCACCCAAGTTCGATGCTGGTCAGAAGGAGCATGGAGGCAACCTTGACTTTCGTGTGCAGTGGGAAGACTTGGAGTACGAGGTGACGGACTTATGGTTCTACATCCAGAGCATGAAGCGGAGTAATTCCATTCTTGCGGAAGAGAATGAAGCACTGCGTAGGGAGTGTGGCAAATTACGAGCCTCACTGGAGGGTGAAGACTAACATGAAACGTAACCTCTCACTAGCGATAGACTTCCTACTGCTGGCTGGGATTATGTTTATGATTTATAAGTTGCTCTCGACATGACTATCACTCTCGATTCTGCGGAGGTTGCAACTGCACAAATGCTGGCAGCGATGAGATTTAATGTGGCCCGTGCGGCGGGTGTGACCAACCGGAAGATGGGAGAGCAATCAGACCACGAGACAGACTTGGAAGGGATGGCATCGGAGATGGCGTTTTGTAAACACTTTAACTACTGGCCTGACCTGACCATCGGCCCACGCAAGGGCGGCTGGGATGTGGATGGCAGGGCGGGGGAACGCATAGATGTTAAGGTTACAAAGTATGAGAACGGGAAGTTGCTGGCTACTCTCAAGAAGACACCGGAAGATGCCGACTACTATGTGTTGATGGTTGGGCAGTGTCCGACATACAAGCTGGCCGGATACGCAAGTGCAGAGGAGCTATTGAAAGAGGAAAACATTATGGACTTGGGACACGGCAAAGGGTACGCCCTGAACCAATCACAACTGCAACAGTTCGCTGTTCCAAAGGAGGAGATAAGACCATGACAGACAAAATAAAACAATGGGAAGAGATAGCGCAGAGAGTTCTGCGTGACCCGAAGGCAAGCAAGAGTGAGGTGAGTTGCGCCCTCACTGGCATCACCCGTAGCGATGACACAACCCTGCGCGGGTTGCTTGAGAAGAAACTCAAGACAGCATGGAAGGCTAAAGTCTAATGCCGATTAAAGATTACCCCGATGAGATTGTTTGGGCTGCGGGCTACATCCTGTCTGTGTCCGGCAGGAAGAAACTAATCTCCGAGCAACGGGTTTCTATTATGAGGGATGGTGGGGAGGTTTCATTTGGCAGTATGGACGCTTACTGCAAGGGCCATCTCTTTGACTTGAAGACGGGGATGGTGCGGGACTACAAGCAGCAGATGGCAGCTTACGCATTGGGAGTGATGCAGAAGTTCGGTGATAAGAAGCTCACCTGTCACTTGGTTTATTCCAAGTACAAGAAGGTGGAGAAGTTTGATATTACCATAGAGGAAGCGGAGGACATTGTGTACGCGATTGTTGATTCGGTTGAAGACCCGACCCGCTCACCTTGGCCTTGCGACTACTGCCGCTGGTGTGGCAGGAAAGAAACCTGCACAGCAATAAAACAATTTGGCTTCTCGGTTGCTGGGCAACTGGAACTGATGAAGCATATCAATCTCGATGAACCGATTAACAACCCAGCCGTTAGTAAGCGGTTACTCTCTATTGCGGATGCAGTAGAGGGGTGGGCAAGCGGGGTCAGAGAGAAGCTAAAAGAGAAATAGTAATATGGCTGAAGAAACAAAACCAAAAGTAAAACTGGATTACAGTAAGGTCGCAAAGAAGGGCTGGCTGTATAAGAACGAACGCAAGCGTGAAGGGAGTAACGACCCTGACTTCAAGGGCAAGGTTGTTGAACTCGACCTCGCACTCCTTAAAGACGCTGCTGATGCTGAAGGCAAGGTCACCTTGTTCCTGTCAGGTTGGACTGAAGAAGACCAGCAAGGCACGACACGGGTTGGACTCGCCGTTCAGAAGGGTGTTCCCGCTGCCTCTGACGGTAGTGAGTCACCGTTTTAATTAGGTACTAAACAGTACCCAACCCTTTCCCTGCTTTGTTTATACTGTGGTTGCGGGGAGGGGGTTGATTAAAAGAAAGAGAAATTATGAAAGAGAAAAAGAAACTAATTGAACTCAATGAGTCGGAGATGACTCTAGCTCGCATGGCGGTAGTGGCATCATCAATCGCATTCGGGGTTGAGGCAGAGGATATTACTGGCCGCCGAAGAGCCGCCGAGCGAATTGTGATGGCAAGGCAAACGTCCTACTGGCTATTGAAGTCGGGCAGCTTCATGTCCTACCCCAAAATTGCAGCGGCTTTTGGGGGACGCACACACGGAACCGCGCTGCACGGCTACAAGAAGATTGAGAATGAACTGGAACTTAACCTGCCCAAAGGATACTCCCAGTGCATAAGGGATGCGGAGGGATACTTCGGTGAGTTTAGGGGGATGCACCGCCAGAGGGAGGTTGCCCGTAAGAGGAGGGAGTTTGAAAATGTTGTTTGATATAACCAGACCTGTCCGGAAACCTATCTCTATATGGGAAATGCAGAGGGTGCTTGAAGCTATTGACATAAAGATTACCAAGTGCCTTCAGCACAGGGGTGAGTGTGCTGGGGGAGATTACCACTGGGATGATGGCGATATTAAGAAGGAGTATTTTGCGCTACGCAAGAAGCGTACTATGCTGATTAACAAACTAGCGTCAGTCAGTCTTGAGTGATACGCATTACACACCCTTTCGTGATTGCGGTGGCATCCACGATTGGGTCTTTCTCATTATCCTTATAGTGGCTTGAGGTGATGATAATAAACTCCTCCTGCACGGAGGAAAGGACTCCGCTGGTTACACACATACAGGGCTTAACCTTGGACAGTTCGCTCTGAACATAACCAGCGGGGTCTAGCCATTCAACCTCAACCCGCTTGCCTATCCAACACTTCGGGAACTTGTTCTTAAATACTCTTCCACCCATCTTTATATTTCTCCCATTTGCACATCATAATGTTTCCCCTGCCCTTCCCTGCCGGAAAGAGAACAGCGGAGGAGATGCTGTTACCAGCAGCCGACACGGGTATAATGTAGTACCCGTCCATTGAGATGTCGGGATAATCCTTTGAGTAGGGCAGGAACAGAATCAGGAAGTCACAGTCCTTACTCTTGTACACCCTCCTCTTTTTCCCCGTACCATGTGACAGGCTGCACCGATAACTCCGGTGCTTTGACATTGTGGCCGTCTTAACTTGGATGCGTTTAACCGAGCCATCCTTCTCGGCTATCAGGTCGTAGGTGTCTGTATTCAAAGGCCAACTTACCGTGAACCCAAGCTCAACCAATTTCGACGCAACTGCAAGTTCTGCAACGCTCCCTGTTCTTGATGTATCTGCGATGTTTCAACCCTCCACCCTTGGATTACTTCTTCTTATCCCGTTCTTTTCTTGCATCAGAATCCATGTATGACCATAAATCATCTTGTGTAAGAAGTTTGTACTCAACCATCTTCCTAACGTACCCATCCTGAATACCTCCCCTTACGCCTATCTCGTTCCAGTGTTCGATAAGATAGTCAGCCTTAACCTTTGAGTTTGTGATTCCGGTAAACTCTTCAGTGAGCGCAACGCTGCCCAGCTTACCAGCACCGTGCTTCTTCATCAGTAAAGCCCTCGCGTATTGGAGTCTCTTATTTGCATCAGTCTCCTTTTTGCGGAGCTTCTCTGTTGTCCTTACATATCTACCATCACCCACATCAGGCCCCCACTTTAAGTCCCATGACCTTTTAAGTGCTTCTACTTGCTCCTCCTCGCTCAACCCTTCACCAACCTCTCCATACCAATGTTCAAACCACTTTTCAGTAGTCTTCTGGACTGCTGTGTTTACCAGCTTGGAAAGCCTTCTAGCTTTCTCCTCTCGCGTTAACTCCTTTTCGGGTTCAATTAGTTCGGCAGCCCTTGCTGTTTCCATGTAGATTTCATCAACGGCGATTGCTTTGTTTGCTTCTTTCGCCCCCTGCCGCTTTAGCAACCAACTCTTGAACACCGGAAGGTGCTTGTTGGAAATCTTTCCACCAACCCGTAGGGGTCGGCGTGTACTAATGGATTGCCCAATAGACTGATACAGTTCTTCAGCATCATTGGGACTCCAAGCCTCATCTTCCTCAATGATTTTGGCTACAAAGGTATCAACGAGTTTCTTTGCCGCCTCCGGATTGCCGAGAAGGAGCAGGTCACCAAGCTTGCGAGTGAAATCATATCTTTCGCCAGCCTTAAACTCTACTGCTGTTGATGTGGCGGGGGTGCTTCTGATTCCAGCCTCCCAATACGGAGAGCTTGGGTCGTCCTTGAACCGCTTGGCGTATCCAGACAGCTTTCTTTTTACGGTAATCCGTCTAGCCAATGTCTGGTCGTCCTCACCCAATACGCCCAACTTGGTTCCTACCTGACCCAACCTTCTGGTTCCGGAAGAGAGCATCCCCAAGTCCTCTTGCAACTTACGCTCACTGCCGTGTGTTTTGTAAGCCGTAAGTGCCTTTGCCGCAAGAGCAAGATTGTCAAATCCAGGCCCCATAGACATTGCTTCAGCATTCCACCCTTGGTCTTCCGCAACAAAAATCCTTGAAGCAATTTCAGTGGGTATCGCTGCCATCCCTGAATAGAAATTATTGAATATGAACCTTGTAAATATCATCTTGCCAGCAGTCTTGATGTCTCCGTCCTCAAAGTAAGACTGAATCTCCTTCAGGGAAGCGTCTCTTCTTGTGAGCATCCCCGCCTTTTCGCCTACCCCAGAAATAATCTCTCCGGAGATTTGCGCTGCTGCCGCCCACTTTACGATGGGCTTATAGTTTCCGTTTTCTGCTTCCTTCAAAACATTATCCTCAAAGAGATTCATCATTTGCTTCTGCCAAGAAGAAAACTTCTGGTAGAACCTCCAGCCCTCACCATCAACCATGTGTTGCGGTAGGCTTGCCGCATCATACGCGCCTTGAGTTTTCTCCACCATTCTCTGATAAAGCCTACGGGTTTCGGGCATTACTCCAGCCGTGTTCCCGTCAGCTATTTGCTGCCTCAAACGCGCCTTCACTCCGAAGGGGCCAATGTCGGTGGGCGCAGTTCCCTCTGAAATTAACTTACGCATATCAAGGCCAAGCCCATCATACAACCTAGCGTATTCTTTTAGCGCGATATCAGCCTTACTATCAAACTTCTTCAAGGCTTCCTTTGCGCCAAGAGCCTTGGGGTTCTGCCTTAAAGCCCTTTGGGCAGCAATGATAGCCTTTGCATTGGGGTTGTCCTTGTAGAGCTTTAAGAACCCCCGAAGGCTGTACTCTGCCTGATAATACGCAGTCTGCCTAACCAGATTCTCAACAGGCGTGAAGCCCTGCGTCTTCATTAGGAATGTGGTTGCTTTCTGAACTGCTCGATTCACTATACTGCCACCCCTGTTAGCCTCCATGAGTTGTGTCATAAGGGCAACATTATCACCCACAATGCCCAACTCTTCCGCTATGTTAGCGTCAACATTCTTGAAGGTTTGTCTGGTGCGTTCCTTGATTCCCTTACCAAAAGACTTTGCCAAAGTACCCGTATCCGAAATCGCCCAAATCTTCATTACACCAGAGAGGTTCTTGAACGCTGACATACCGTTAGCAATTAACGCACCCGTGATTGCTGAATGAGCCATAGACCAACTAGGGTCACGCTTACCTGTCATTGAGCGTTCGACACCATCAATGTAACGCAGCGTATCTTGGTCGCCCTTAACTGCTTGCCTCGCCAATCTAAATGCGTAATACGGGTTAAGCCCACCGCTTACATGGTTCTTCTGCCCTAAATACTTAATCTCTGCGAGCCTACCACCAGCCTCTCTTACATGGTCGAGACTACCCTGCCAAGTATAATCATACATTTGGGCAGGTACTTCCGCATCATCCAACCTAGCCTTTAACCAAGACGCCTCACCCCCGCCAGTTTTAGCCCCCGTTTCTCCCTCCGCAGCCTCATCAAAGTATTTCTTGTATCTCCCCTTTAGTATCTTTATGGATTTCGGTGATTCATCAAGCCCGTTAATCTTAAATAGCTCCTTGATTGCTTTCGCTCTCCCGCCTGTCCACTTCATCCGTCCACTTGGGTTATCAATGTTAAGGAGTGCATCCAGTAATTCAGGCTTCAACCGCCGACCAAAGTAACTCTCACCATTCCAGCTAAATATGCGGTTCTTGTTCTTGCCCTGACCCTCAATCACCACGCCCATTCGGCTCATCATTTTGGCTAGGTCTTCGTAGCTCTTCCTAGCCCCATCAATCATCGCTCGCCCCATTGGGCTAACTCCATCATAATACTTGCGGGCTTCCATTGCCCACAACTCCTCACTCACATTAGCGTTGCCTATCTTCGGGTCTTCGACAATCGACTTCTGGTTAAGTTGAGAATCCCAGCCACGCTCCTTACGGAATTTAGCAGCAAGTTCGGGGAACTGTTCTATTACCCTAATGGGGATAGGTTTTCCGGCAGCAAGGGCAGCGTGTACTGCGTCAGCGTGAGCAGTCGCGCCGCCTTCACCCGCCCCAAAGATTCCAGATGCCTCAACCTCCTCTTTAGTTAAGGCCCAAAGTTCCCTATCCTTCTTCGCCTTCTGTATTACTTTTAATGCTTCCTTGTGGGTTAATACCCGTTCGCCTCGTTTCCCAATCGTTGTTCCATCAGGCATTTCTCCGGTATGGCGTATGCGCTGGAACTCCTCATACTCTCTCATCGCTATGGCTTCGGTGGAATCCGTGAGCGGTGCGTTCAACTTTTCCCGCCCCTTCTTTACCAATGAACCCAACCCAAGTCTCCTTGCTTCTCTCGTCATTTGGGTTGTAAGCATAGCGGATAAATACTTACCATCATTTAACGCACTCTCCATCTTATCCGCCAACTTCCAAAGCTCATGGTCTTGCGCCCTGCCAGCCCTACCCAACTCACTGTCCATTGCCGCTTCTCGCAACACCTTGGCTTGACCAAGATAATATCTTCGTGGATTAGTAAGAGCTTTGAGAGGATTCATCCCCTCTATATGGGCAGCACCCCCAGCAGAGAATACCCGCTGGGGAGAAAGTTTCTCGGCAGCAGCAAGCATCGCTTTCTGGTCGCCCCTGTTCAACGCACGAAACCAATCCGTTGTCCTCTTTACGCCTTCCTCAACTGTCCCACCATTCTTGAGAGCAAACGTAGGGTCATCTGCGATTGCTCTGGCTTGCTTCAGTTGTTGTGAAAGTCGCGTAAACCATGCGGGGTTGTTTGATGCTGTCTCAACAAACGTCTCCCAGTTGAGTCTGAACATGGATATGTCATCACGCAGTTGGTTAGCGATTTCCCTGCCCTTATTTTGTTCCCCGCGAGTGTTGGTTTTGTTTTTTGCAATCTTATCCCAACGACTCCAATGGTTATCCAAAACCTCCATCCAATCATTAGCAACCGCCTCACGAAATCCTTTGCTCTTGGGGAGGGCCATCATAGCATCCTCTATCCTTTTGATTTGAGGCAGTATCTCTTTATCAAGGAGCTTGGGCTGTTCAGCTATCTCTGCTTCAACTCTTCTTATTTCGGGTAGTATCTCTTTTTTAAGAACCTCCCTAGCACCAGCCCTTGATTCAGTTGTTCCGTCCAATGCGGTTGCTTGGTTTTGCAGAATCCTGCGCTTCTCAAGAAGCCTGTTGTACTTATTTTGTAAATTGATTTCTAAACCGCTCCGCTTCTTAAGCAATCTATTATGCTCTTTTTGAAGTTTATTGAACCGATTCATCTCCTCGCGTACAGGCATCTTTGCTTTCCCGCCAGCAACAGCACCCATAATGCCGCCCAGACCCGCACCCAGTGCGTGTCTCACATAAAATTCCGTAGTACCAATCGACGCTGGTTTGCCCTCATCAATCCGACTTCGTTGCTGCTCCCCAATCTCGACTATGAGCGAACCCTCTGCCGCACCCATCAATCCACCCTTTAACCTACCCAAGTTCTTAAACTGTTGGAGGATTGTAGCGTAACCCGCAGAATAAGTTGTCGCTGCGGCAATCTCACCCGCTGTCATTGCCCTTTCGTCTATCGCCGCCCTCCCAAGCATCTGACCTGCAACCGAACCTATCACTGGGGCTAATGCTTTTCCTATTGGATGCGGGATAAGTTTTTGAACATCCAAACCCCACTTGAATCCGGCAATGCCACCCGCGCCTACCCCAATCTCCTTGGCTATCCTCTCTGCGGAGTCGCCAAACAACTTACCCACAAACTTAAACTGGGCGGCGTCCCTAACGGCTCTTACGCCTCCCTCTGCGCCACTTGCAAGCGTAGTGAGCGCAGAACTCTCGTCAATGGTGTATGCCTCTTTCTCGTCGCGTTCCGCTTCCAAAGCCAAACGCCGCTTCTCCCACTCCTCTTGAGTTTCTCTGGTCGCACCCCTACCGCCCAACCTTAACGATGGTCGTTGAAATGATGCTGCACTGCCAGAGGGAAGTAGCTTCCTGTTAACCCAAGAATCCTTATCAGGGTCTTTGGACATGAAAGGGCCAGTGTATTTTGAGGGCATATACCCCCCCGCCTTTGCAGCGGCAGTAACCTTATCCTCCGCACGCTGCTCTTTGGCTTTTTTTTCTTCGTCCCGAAGTGCTTCCAACTCTTCAACTGTCTTTCTCTCACGCTTAACAGGAGCCTCGCCGCCTTGGCCGACTAAATTGATACGCCTTTGCCTCTCTTCCTCTTCCAGTTGAGGGCCAATCTCCGGTTCGGCGGGTGCTTGGTACTGCACAGTACCCCCTTCGGCAGGTTCGACAGGTTGAGAGCCAATCTTGTCAACTAAACCTATACGCCTTTTCCTCTCTTCCTCTTCTTCTTTGGTAATTGTAGGTGGTGGAGGCATTGCTTTTAATTCCCTTTGTCATCGTCTGCCTTCCATAGCAAAAGCATATGTTTCGCATATGGACTACGCATAATTTGTTGCTCTCGTTCATTAAGCCCGACTCCCAGTTTTGCTTCAGCGTATGTTATTTCTTCATCGACAATTTTCGTTACAATCGCTTCAATCCCCTCTTGAACAATCGCAAATTCTTCTGGGCTTTCAGCCTTCCACGCATTGTATTTCAATTCGTCAAGGGCTGGCCCCTCGGAATCTGGGGATGTTGCTGGGGGAGTCAACCCCCAACTTCTTTCAATCCTATTTACTGCTGCCTCCGCTAACTTCCTCGCAGCGGGTCGGTCTTTCTCTGGTAATGACTCTATGTACTCATGGTTAACATCAACAATACTCCGACCATCGCGGGTAAAGCTCTGCTTAATGAGCTTCACATCTGTGCCGTCAATGAAAGTTTCGGTTCTTCCATCCTTACCAACCTTCAACTTGAGGTCGGAGTGAGAGGAAAGGGCGAGTATTGTTTCCAACTGTCTTTGAGCTTCTGCGGATTTCTTATCTACTTTTTCGGCAGAGCCATGTAACCCATTGTCGCGTAACTTCGCAGCCTCGGCCTTCAGCTTAACCACAGCATTTTCAGCATTTTTAATGACACTCAAGTTTTTCTCTATGGAAGTTAGCTCATTCTCGTACCCAGACATCCATTCCTTCATTGAGGCAATGTTTTTTAATGCTTTAGACTCGACACCTAAATCCAACTCTACCTGAATGGCTTGCTTTAGCTTGCTGTACTTCTCACCCCCGTTATCGGCCAAGGATTGCATAGCATCAAAGTAGCTACTAATGGCATTGTTTGCATCAATTTGGCCTAGAAGTTTATCTTCTAGGTGCATGATGTTTTCAAAGCTATTTACATAATCCTTTTGTCCTTGGGATGTGGTTATACCGTAATGAGCGGGGATAGACGCAATCAGGGCGGATTGGTGTCTGTCCCTATTGTCTGCAATCACAAGGTCTTTCTTCAAATAATCCTTAAACAATTCCTCCTTCCCAGCAATCCTACTGGATGCTGCACCTATTTCGCGTATAGCTTTCTTGTTGCCTTTAATAGCTTGCGTGTGTCTTTTAGTAAACCAAGCCCGCACTTGTTCCTTGCTGTCTCCGTCTTCGTTGGAGCCGATACCGCTCAATGGGTTCGGGACTCCCTTTTTGAATAGGTGTGGGGAGTAAGCGTTGCTGGTAAGAGTGCTGCTCGCCTTTGTAGCAGCCAATTTAGCAGATGCGTTCCATCCATAGCTTGCGGCAGCGGCTCCCGCCGATGTATTTTTAGCACTAACTAAAGCCTTTCTTATTGCTTCATCACTTGCATTTTTTAGCTTAAAGTTTTCAACCTCTTCATTGGCTGCTCTTGAGGAATCAATGTATCTATCGTATGTCCCGAATAGCAATCCACCCAAGCCGCCTGTCATTGTGGCAAAACCCATCTCCCATGCAGAAGGCTTATCTTTGTCGTGCCTTTCCCTAATGGCCCTTATGGCTTCAGTATCGACCTTCGCTTGTCGCGCCCTCTCGGCTACTCCTCTATCATAAGCTGCTTTTTTAGAAGCACCTAACGCCTTGTCTTTCCTTAATTGTTTGGCTTGCTTCTCTCGTCGTTTTTTTGTCTTCGCATCTTCCGCAATTACCTCTGCCTTGGTCTGTATGCGCCCCGCTCCTGCGGCTTCAGGACGCCCCTCCGGAAGCTGGGGCAACTCGCCAAGGTTCCCCTCCGGCCTCATACCCACCATAGCATTGCGTACTTGGTCAGATGGAGATGTTGGGGCTTTCGGGGCAGGTGGAATGTCTAATTCCCCTCTCCCTCTTGGGTCAATAATTGCTGGGGTAGCGTCTGACACACCACCCGCTGCCTTAAAGTTTGCTCTGGCCTTCTCAAGTTGCTTGACGGCTGCCTTGAACTTTGGCGAGTCTTGAGGCCCGACAAACGCAGGGTTCTTCTCTGCCTTTTTAAGAGCCTCTTGAGCCTTCTTCAGACCATTATCGTCTTTGTCATCAGCCATAATTATTCCCCCTTAATTTTGCTGTCCATCCAGTTGCGGATAATCCCCTTGATGCGCGGCTTATTGCTAATGAACTTCGCCCACTGCTCTGAATACTTATTGTATAGGCTCCTGAACCAGCGCGGCCCCTTCGTCTCCTTCCAGACAAAGAACTCAACCCACTTCGGATTCTCGTTGCCGTAAACCTCACGGGCAACGTGGCAATACTTCGCTAGTTGGGCGGCTCCAGTCATACCAGCACCAGCCGCTGTTCCAAGTTGACTTGCCATACTGACAGCCCTCTCCAGTCCACTCGGCAACTGGGCTTGTGTCTGCCACATACCTGCTTGGGTTCCAAACACATCACCCGCAAAACTTGCCCCGATTTGAGCGGCATTCTGGTCTAACCCTATCCCACGGGAAATCTGCGGCATCGTGAACGGTGATGCGCCCTGCTGTAATCCGGCCAATGCCCCGCCCTGCGCGGCAACTGTTTGCAGTCCAAGCATAGATTGAATGTTACTAACATCCTGCTGTCGTGTGCCAATCTGTGTCCCGATATTCTGTTGTTGTCCGGCAAAGGTAGCCCCACGCGCCTGATTGATTTGCTGTACCCTGCCCATCGCATTAGCAAAGCTCTGCTGGGCTAACCTGTTCTGGGTGTCAGCAGTTCCCTGCCCGCTGGCAAGCCAGCCAGTAGCCTCGGCTCTGCGCTGTCTTCCAAGCTCCTCGCCAGCCCTGAACTTTCCTAGAATCTCCCGTAACGCAGTGCCACCACTCAACGTCTGGCCGCGCTTCGCTGCTTGACCCAAGATGTCCTGCTCTATCGCCGTGATTTGCCCAGACGAAAGTCCTTCCCCAAGAGCAAGCCTGTCGGCAATGGACTCCTCCAAATCCCCTCGCATCGCTGCCTGAATCCCAGTGTCCTCCAAGGTCGGCGCATCAACTTCCTCATATTCAGGAACCGATGGCATACCGGAAGCCAACTCTTCGGCAGTTCTTTCTCCACCACGCAATCGGGTCGCAAATTCCTCACGCAAATCAAACTCTTCCGGAGCCATTTGCCGCAACTGTTCTCTCTGCTGCTTAACAAATTGTGGGCCAAACTCGGTGAGGTTATCCAACTGTGCTTGGGACATGGTTGGAATAAGATTGAGCGCAGCATCCATTTCCTGCTGGGTAAGCTGCATATCACCGAATCCGGTGAAGTCAGCCGTCCTTTCCTCTCCGGTAACCGTGTTGCCTTGGGCGTCGGTTGTGTCGGGCATTGTGTAAGTGACACTCTCACCAAGCCTAGCTGCCGCCTCAATCTTACGGCGCGTTGGCAGTGTCTCTATGTCTGCGTAAATTGCTTCCCGATTTGCTTCAGCGTAATCCGGTGCTTTCGGTTGTGGCGGTGTACTTTTTCCCATAGCTCTAGCTCCTCATAAAACGGCGTTTTGCCCTGCTCATATCAATCTTCGTCACCCTGTCATTGTACTTGTGGCGCACCCACGCCATCCATTTGGACTTATGACCTAAATCATCCCACATCATACAGTACATTGCATTCAGGGACTTCGGATACCGACTAACAGAGGCTTCTATATAGCAAATCGGGCCACCCGTGTCCGTGTAATGCTCGTAACACTGTTCTTCTGTATCAACATACCGCACAAGAGACAATCCTACCAGCTTTCCGTCCTTGGAAACCGCATAGTATCGCCCATTATTAACAAACCACTGTAACCAGCCCAGAACCTTCTCGTCACCCCACTCCTTGAGGTAATCAAGGTTGCCAGACAGGAACCTTGCCATCTCTCTGGTGCTATCTGGGTACTGTACGGTACTCATCGTTCCGGCCTTATCGGTTGTCCAAATGCTGACGTTTCTATCGAGTGCAATGCAAGTCTGCCAGCATCCGCTTGCACCTTAAATTGAATCTGATTAAACCTTCCCTTCGGAAGCAGGTTATAACCCTCCCTAATCAGGTTGGTGTCTGCTGTCAGGCTAACGTCGCTCGCAAGTGTTTGTGCTGAATCACTCAAGTCCTTGTAGTAATATAGGTTAGACGTAATTGCGGTGGGATGGATGTTCTCAAGATTGAACTGCACCGAGTAGCCTATCTTATCGCCCCAAGTCTCTCCGTAACGGTAAGCTCTGGACTTGATATAGCTTTCATAAGAAGTGCCGCCGTCCTTGTAGTTTTCAGCAGTTGTATCCTGCTCGGCAGTGTAATCATCCCAAGTATAAAGCTGCCCCCTCTGGTCACCAAAGTTCATCCGGAGTTTGCCACCGAAAGCGGTTATCACCCAATCCCTCGGCTCCCATCCTGTCCAGTGACCCGTCCAAGATTTTGCAAGGAGGTGATAGCACAGAACCGTGTCAGGATTTGTGGCTGAATCCAGCGGAACAGAAAGCAGATAACGGTTGCGCCAGTAGACCGCGCAACACTTGCTGACTTGAGCCTGATTGATTCGACCAATCAGGTCATTGACAGGGGTGCTTACAGGAAGGGAAACGTCAGTCTGCGCTCCGGCCTCAATCGTCTTGATTGAGCGAACCCCGTCACGGGAAAGGAATAGCACATCCGAGCCAACCTGCTGAACGGTTCGTGACGAAACACAGCCCGTCCGGTTATTGATTAGCTTGATTGTCCAGTCAGCAACCGCCAGTGACGGGTCGGCTTCCACCACCCAGATTGAAAGCTCCTTGAACACCAGCATATTGTAGCCGTACCAAGGTGTCAGGGCTACGATAGGGTCGCCATCACCACCGCCGACTCGGATGCTGTTGCCAATCAAATCCCAAGACTCACCATCCAAAATGTCGCTTACAAAAATTGTGTCATCGGGAACCGTGTCATCCGAGCTAGTGGCAAAGAGTCTGCTGTTCGCAGAGACAAGCAGGTTGGGCTTGAGCGGAGTTTGGCTGATATGGACAATGCCCTCTGCGTTAGTCCCGTCTGTTGGCGCATCATCAAATGCTATGGTTGGGGGGATGGTAAGCGAATAGCCGGAGCCAGCGTCCGTTACTGTCACACCCACAACCTTACCGCCATAACCAAGGACAGCCGTGGCTGCTGCGAGAGTTGTATTGGAGCCTGTAAATGTAATGGCTGGTACGCTGGTATAGCCCAACCCCTTCTCGGTTATCTCGATTGAGGTAACCTTGTTGGCAGTGATAGAGTTGTTATCCCCGCTGTCATCTATGTAACGCAGCGCACCAACACCATCGGCGTAGTACATCCTGTTCACCAGTTGAGCGAACTGAACAGTCACATCAGCGGCTATCACGCTCCCCGTGATGACGGAGAAATCGCCTGACTCGGTTGAAATCTTCAGCGTTGTGCTGCCGTCAGCCAAGACAAGGTGTTCCGTGGTTCCGGTATCGAAATAGGCACAACCCCTAACGGGAGCAGTCAGGCCATTCCATAGCTGACCCTCCGCTTCCCAGAGGCTTGTGGTCGTTTCCCACACAAGATAACCCACAGTCAGGTCAGCACCGCGCCGTGTAACCGCATTGCCAAACTCATCCAAGTCAATGTTCTTGCCATCGGCATAGGCGTTGTCCGGAACAAGGTTTGCCCGTGTGGAGCTAACCTGACCACCCACAAAGCTGTCGTTACCATCCAAAAGGATGGGGTCATCAAGCACGTTGTTTGATTGAACTGGCATTATATCAAATCAGTCCTCTGCCAATAGTCAGCAATCATCGGCACTATTGTGTTCATCTTGTCAGGCTGCACATTGTCCAAGTCACGGCAGATTTGCAGCATATTCCCCGCCTCACCAAATTTAATCTGCGCCTTCTGGTATTGCATCGCACGTTCAAGCATATCCGCCTCCGCATACGCCAATAAAGAGTTCTCCGCACCCAGAATCACGGGCGAATCACTGTCACCCATCTCCACAAACTTGAGCTTACCAAGGGCAAAGAGGGTTCCGGCTGTTTTCGGGGTTGGGATTGGCTTAATCCGACAGTTACCGCTCGCATCGGGAGGCAGCGGCACAAAGTTGGACGGATTAGCCCTGCGCTGCGAAGTATTGTTCCATTGGTTCGGGTCTAGCTGGAAGAATTGCATCCAGCTTGCGCCCACAATCTCCGCACCATCAACCTGCCCCGTCTCCGTGAACCTCATAGCAACCACAAAGTCCAGCTTGGGAGCGGTTGAGGCAACTGTGCTTGAGGTCGGGTAGTAAAAGACAGTCGGCTCATCGGAAATGGTGATGACCTCATCCTCGGCAGTCACGGCTGTGGAGGTAGTACCCATTGAGTTAGTCCATAGGGCCGACTCAAAGAGCATACGGTAACGGTTGTTAAGGAACTTCTTGCAGGTCGCAACTGACGCTGCATCAGTGTCACTCAACTTCGTCGTAATCTGGTCTGCTAATTCGCTTAATGTCATTTCTTATCCTTCTTCAGTGGCTCTTCCATAAGTCTGCGCTCCTCCTCCACGGCACTTCGTAGGCGGAATGTTCGTTTTGCCTTCATCTCTGGAGACAGAGGGCCTTCTGACGCTGACGGTACTGTGCCTCCCTTGCCTTCCGCTTTGCGAGCCTTGGCATAGTCTTCCCTGTAAGCAGCCCCCGATTTAGTGTCCGCTTCTTTAGCAAGTCTTGTTGACTCACCAATCACCTCCAACTGCGTTTGATTGTCTGACAAAAAGTTACTAATAACTTTCTCTGCGGTCAACCCCTTGGGGATTCTTGGGTTAATCCACATAAGCCCAAATGTCTTCCCGTCATCCAAGATGTATGGAGTCACATATTTAGACCAACTAGGCACGCGCTTCTCGCTATCATTCACCCACGCCTCTTCAGCCCACGGCAGGTTCTCCGTGGTCTGTCCACCGTAGTGCTGTGAGGCATCAAACCTCCAACCCCTTATATCGAATAGAGGTTCTCTTTCTATTTGCCACCCTTCAATTCCTCCTGTGAGTTCTCCTTTCTCGTTTCGTATTGCCTCGGACTTGGTTCTCCTGTTCCTGTCTTCAAGCAAGCCTTCGCCAAACGTAGCCAAGTCTTCGTCTGACGCTTCCTGAAAGGCTTGCCTTCCCTTCTCCGTCATCCCACCCCAATTAAGCATTGAGGTTGGTCGCCGCCTCTCCAAGTCTTCCAAGTCTTTCGGGGCATAAAGTTTAACCTTCTCAAAACCCATATCCTTCATAGCAGGTGGGGCTGGTAAGCTATAATCCCACTTGAGGCCCATAGCACTCTTAAAGGCATCCGGCCCAGCCACTTTCTCGCCCTTATATTTCTCCTCAAACCACTCGTCCCGCTTATCAGTTCCGAGCTTGCGTAGCTCAAGTTGAGCCAGCCTATCCAGTTCTTTCCGTTCCTCTGGGGTGTTACCCGTCCCTGTAACCTTGAGCTTACCCCCTTTGGCTTCTCTTACTCTAATTGGCATATCAGTTTCCTTCCTCTAGTCTCCGTTCAAGTTCGCTTATGTATCTTCCCAAATCTCTAATTAACGCAGCCCCATCATCCGTCGAGGTCGCCGTTTCCATTCCAGCCGGATGGCTTTCCGCTATCTCCTGAAACCCGTTCAGCTTCACTGTCAAGCAACCGCTGCTTACGCCTAGCGCGAGCAGCATCAATAAGCTCATCCACTTTCTGGTTTTTGTCATCTTTTCTCTTCTGCGCCATTTGCGCTGTTGCGATGTCCCCAAGAGACTCGACTGCATCTACCAATCTCGGCAATGCAGCCAAGCCCTTGAGTGCCGCTAATATCATTTCTTCTTGGCGGAATACTCTTTGAGCGCATCCACGATGCTTTGCCCGCCGATGTATGCTGGGACGATAATGATGACCGCACCAATCACATTTTCTGCCACGGCTGGTGACAGATTCAACCACTCCGTAGACAGCACAGTCAAAAGACCGCCAATAGCCATCCAGAGCTTTCTCGATTTCAGTTTATCCTTCATTTTTCTTTTTTAGTAGTCCTATAATCTTCAGTATGATGTAAACGAGTGAAGCAACCGAGATAAGAATATGGAGGACAGTATCAATCTCCAACATCCAGTTGCCTAAACCACTCGCGGAGGCAAACCCCACTTTCACATCATTGAAGTCTATCATTTTCATTTATCCACCCGATTCATCCTTGTTAAATTAGTCATTCTCCTCCCTCTCAAGTCTGGCAGCCTCAATCTCGGCATCTCTCCGCTCACGCTCTGCAACGTAATCAGGGTCTTCAGGCCAATTAGCAGTAATCGCCATTAACGATTCTATGCTGGTAGCCTCCTCGACCTGTTCACACTGGCGGTTGGCCTCGGCACGAGCTTCTGTCCGGTACTCACTCCACTGCGGCAACAGTCCAACCCCCGCTTCCTGCTGACGAACCACCATCCAATCACTGCCACTCAACATCTGGTGTGCGGTGCGGTTTGCATCGCCAGTCATCCTTCGCTTCAACCCATCCAAATCTTTTGGCGTACTCGTCACCACACCGTCCTCCACGGAATTGTAGTAAAACTTCTCGTTCTTGAAGGTCAACGACGGGTCGGGCCGCCACTCAATGCCGACAGCATCCTTGGCGTCTGATGATGCCAGCCGCAGCCAGTTGGCTGGGTAACTGATTTCGTCCAACTTGAATGCTCTATCGAGTGGGAGTTTTCTGTCGTTTGCGTAATACATAGTGTTACCTTGCGTTTGCGTATTTGAATGGATTTTTAGCCACGGCGAGATAGATTACGGTTCCCCCGTTCAAATCTGCGTCACTGGTGCGAATCTTAAAACCGTTGCTTAAAATATCAATGTGGTCAGTGGTTGCTTCGACTGCGCTGCTGTTTGCCATCAGGTCATCGTTGTCCACGTTGTAGCCCTCGCGCTGGTCATCGAACATCAGCCAGTTTCCGGTGCTAAATTCGTCGTAACGCTTGGCTAAAATAAAAGCTGGACGAAAACCCGTGTAAATAAATGCGGCGGATGAGCCAATGAACGAACCCACTATTGAATGGCCAGCGACACTCGCCATAAAATACCCAATGTAGGTGTCAGGAACGGGTGGGTCTGGATCCATCATCGTATCCCCACCGTAATTTAAGTCCAAATCAAAGTCGCCACCAAAAGTAGCACTTGTGATTCCAATGCTGGTGATGGGATAGGTAAGTCCCTCTGTCTCACCGTCCGTTGTGTTTAGAAGTAAATAATAGCCACTGGACAAATCCTTATGGTAAACAAACCAATCATTGCTCCCTCCACTATTGTCTGTGCGTTTCTTGACAATAATCATCTCTGGTGCAACGTCGAGGCCGTGAGTAACCGCTTGCGTAGTTCCGGCGGCGTCTACATCATCACCCGTCCAGCCGACTATATTGAATCCTGCGGCGGCTGACTTCTTCCAACACCACGCTACCATCGCGGACGTTGAGTAATTCGTCCCTGCTCCCACTGTAAATCCATCCGAACCGAAAGCAGTCAACCCCGTGCTGTCCGTGCTTTCCACGTTAGTAGCATTACTGCTCAACGCCTTCGTCACGCCGCGCACTGAATCGGTTAGCTCGTGGTCGTAAGCATTCCCCCGCGCCTTCACCCAAACCAAATCGGGTTGCATTGAGGTTGTGCCGTTGTCGAATGTTTTGGCCCCGCTGCTCGCATAGGTCAGCACATCAAAATTCTCCGCTGGCTTGGCGATTGTGGCAGTCTGGGAATTGGTACACCACGCTAGGAACCCCGAATCCGGTTCATACTTGAAATTGCCCTTCCCGTTCCCGTCTTGATAATTATTGTTTCCGTTGGGGTCGCCCTGCCCGAAGTTAACGTCAACGATACTTTGCCCACCGGCATCGCCATACAAGTTTAGCGCGGGTGAATACTCGACAGCGGCGAGGCCCGAAAACATTGTTCCCTTATCAACACCATCCACCGAAAGTGCAAGCGTGGGTGTAGCGGAGTCTAGGTCGAGGTGGAAGCCGTAGACGGAGCCGGTGGAAGCCCCGTGAGTAAATAAAGTCTGCGTACCATTCGACACTTTAAGGTTGTTGTCTTGTGCGCCGTAGCAGTTTCCGTTTGTTGAAACACTCCACGAAGTGTGATACCAATAGGTGTTGACTTGCAACTTATTGCTTTCCAAAATCCCCACTACGGTTGCTTGCAATTCCGATACAAGTGTTAGCGTAGTTTCCCAGTACCACTTGCCCGTTGAGGCAGCAAACGTGGAACGCACTTGACCCCAAGTAGATGTCGAGGCAGTGTACTTCGTGTTGCCTTCCGAGAGTGTGCCTCGGCTAATATCCAACGGATTCAACGTACAGAAATTGCTGCCCGCACTGGGGTTGTCCAGCACAACATCCGAGGCGGCGAGGTTGGTGGCTGTGAAATCGTTATCATTCCCACTCACATCATTGCCGATGTCGGTGTCATCCTCGAAATCCAGATGAAATCCATTCGTGCCATAACCGCTTCCGCTGTACTCCTTCGGTTTCCATTGCCCCGTAGTTTCATCCTCCTCGGCAAAGCTGGTGGGCGTTAGTGCTTGCCCGTCGATTAAGTAGGCATCAGCTATTTGATGGTCGGCACTACCTCCAGTAGCGTTCCGGCCAAACCACTGGGTCATTCCACTCTTTGTAATAGAGATTTGGTGGTCAGTTGCCGGAGTGTTGAGGGTGTAATCGCTAGTGACTTCACTACCGTTAATATACAACTTCATTTTGTCTGTGGTGGCGGTCTGTGAAGCGTCCCAAACCAACAATAAATGATACCAACTGGCAACATCTCTCAATACAGGCGACCACCGCCAAGCGTAATTAGTCGTACCATTGGAGAAGTCATCAAAAAACAATCTGTCATCACTGGTGATACCACGAAATAACGACCAGTCGTAACCGCTTGTTCCCCCAGCAATGATATTGTCATCCCCTCCGAGAGCATTACGTTTCAACCAAAGGGAGGCGGTGAATTTTGTTGCGTCAGTTGGAGTGCCGATTGATGCGCGGTCAAGGTATCCGTCACCGCCAAACCGCAACGACTTCGTGACCACATCGTCCGCAGCAGCGTCAGCGTGGGCCAAGAGCAGATTGGTTCCAGCGGGAGTCATCCTATTTTACATCCAATAAAACTTTCGCGGTTATGCGGGTTGCAGATTCAACGTAATAAACCAGTACATCAACGGCTGATGCTGTGGTGGTAAGGGTTGGGGCAGTGCCGCCAACGAACTTCCAATAGGAGGAGTAGGTCACGAGTCTGCTGCCAGAGCCATCCTGTGTGAGAGTGATAGCCCCGCTTTGTCCTGCGGTAAGGTTGCTAGGATTGCCCAACGCTCTGGTTGCGCCTACTCCTGAAGTGGTCAGCAGGGAGAAGTTATTTGAATCGTCAAAGTCCAAGGCAACCGTTGAGGCATCAGTGAGTGCAGTCACCTCTCCGCGCTGTCCGGCTGTAAACGTCTGTGCCGTACTCAACACGTTGGAGTTGATGGTAACGGTTGTGCCGCTAACCGAGGTGGCGACACTTGTGCCTCCGGTAAAAGTTAAAGTCCCGCTGCTGGTGATAGCCGTGCCTGAACCCGTATCGGCTGCGGGTGTGATGCTCGTCACTGTTCCCGAACCGGACGGAGCTTGCCAACTGCAAGTACCGTCACCGTCTTCACGCAGGAACTTCGTTCCGCCTGACTCGCCCGTGGACTTAACCTCTGTCCCCTCGATGTCAACGTAAGCACCGTCAACAGCAGTACCCTGCCAAACACCTGTGCCTATGGTTCCAACCGTAACAAGGTTCGCGCAGGATGTAATTGAAGCCTGTGTCGCTCCGGTAACAGTCGCGGCAGTACCGCTGCAATTGCCAGTGACGTTGCCCGTTAAAGCACCAGTAAATCCGGTAGAGGTAACAGATGTCAGTCCGGCCAAAGTTGTTGCACTTGCGCCAAGGCTGATTGAGGTTGTTCCAACTGTTACGGAGGAATTGGTTAGCGCAGAGTTTGCCACACTTGCAAGCGTTCCACCCAGCGTCAGGCTTCCTGAACTGGTCACTGTGCCGGTTAGGGTCAACCCGTTAACTGTACCTGCACCGGAAACACTTGTAACCGTACCTGCGGCATGAGTGTTGTCCACCCATGTAAGACCGCCAGTGTCACCTGACTGCGCTGAAAGAACATATCCGTTTGTGGGAGCATTGCTTACTTTAAGGTTTGCCTCATCCACCACATCATCGGCGATGGTGGCAGCATTACCTACACTCGTTACTTCTCCCGTCAGGTTTGCGTTGGTGATTACAGTAGCAGCATTTCCAACGGAGGTAACACCACCAGTTAGGTTGGCGTTTGTGATAACAGTGGCAGCGTTCCCAACAGAAGTAACACCTCCCGTTAAATTTGCATTGGTGGTGACGGTATCGGCATTGCCAGTCAGGTCGCCAGTTACGTCCCCTGTAACGTTCCCTGTGACATTCCCTGTAAGCGCACCTGTAAAGGTTGTCGCTGTAACGGCGTTATCCTTAACCAGAACGCTGTCGATAGTTACGCCAGCAGCAGAAGTTGTTTCGGAAATTGTGTCAGTTGTTATTGACTGACCAGCGGTTACGACAATGTTGGTCGAGCCTGTCGTGTTGCCGATTGCCAACACCTCCGCCAATGTATCAGAGGCTCCAACCTGTGCGTCAACGTAAGTCTTAATCGCCCCTTGCGTGGCGAGTAGGGTTGCCGAACCTGTCGCAAGACCACCATTATCAATTCCTGTAACCGTTGCACCTGTCGCAAGTGTAACGCTGGTTGACAATGTGGCTGCGCCAGCGGCAGTGAGAGTGCCAGTAGAATTGACTTCTCCGGTGCTTAACTTTAGAGCAAAGGTGTTAGCCGCATTACCATCGGTCAACGCAACCAAGGTCGCGCCATTACCGCCGCCAGATGGCAACGCTAATAGCTGGTCATATGAATCCGCAATCGCACTTCCTGTTAATGTAGCCATCTAAAACCCCCATGCTTTCTTAATTTGTTTCGTTGTAAATTGTGACTTCTTCAAGAATCTGGAGCCTTGTGTTTGTTCCAGCTTATAGTAGCCGTCCTTAACCTGCTCGGCTTGGGAAGGGATTCCGACAGCGATGCCTGTCAGAGCAAAGCCTTCTGGGGCTGCTTGGCGGGTGTACTCGTCCCCGTCAATGTCGATACGCTCGGTTCCTATCGGAACCAACTGCTCAACAACATCCCCTCCCTCCGATTCAAAGGAGTAAAGAGGCATATTAGTATAGTGCTTCTTCGTCTACCGCTTCCGCAGCAGCCAAAAGTTCGTCACCCTCTGCGTCGAGAGCAGCTTCCTCCGCATCGAGCGTATCCGCATCAAGCGGAACTTCCTCAATAACGTCTTCAACATACTCAACCGGCACACCGCCAGCAGTTTTGATTTGAACATGGGCAGTGCCATCTTCGTTTATAGCAACAACCTCACCCTCGACAGAATCAAGGACAACAGAATCGCCAATAGCAGGAGTAAGACCTTCCCCTCCCTCGGTTTCGGAAACCAACGCTTCCATAGGAACTTTAATCATTTCATTACCTTCTTTTTTAGAATCAACAGAATTACTGTGGGAAGGGTTTCCCCCTCCCACAGTAATGATAAGAGTTACGCCACCTTTGGGCTGCATAACGTGTTTAACCTTTACGCAGTGGAAGCAGTCTTGCTCCGCATTACAACGTAGTAGTTCGGGTTCTGCCGCAGTGCAGTCCAGAAGACCTTGAAACCAGCGGTAATCAGCATATTAAGAGGGTCGCTCTTATCTGCTGAATCCGTGATAATCATCTTCGGACTGAACGGAGACTGACTTGCCAGTTCCGGCACACCATACGCTCCTTCTCCCAAGAACAGGGAGGCGTGAACGTCCTTCGTGGCAGCGGTTCCGCCACCAGCCGCAGCATCATAGATGAAGCGGTCAGCGTCAGTTCCCAGTGCGTCAGCAGTAATGAATCCGTTCGTTGTCATAATGAACTTCGCGCCGAATAAACGACCCACTTCACCTTTATACAACTCTTCCACATTACTGTACTGCGATGCGTTCAACCAAGTGTTGTCCGACATGATGTCGCTCAATACTTGAGGACTACATACGGCAGCATACATCCCACCGCTGGTGGGTTGCGCTCGGTTAACCTTTAGCTGCGTAACAGCATTCAGGACAGCCGCACCGTCGAGAAGGGTCGCATCAGTCGTAAGAGACTCAAACGTCCCATACCCTGACCCGTCCACTTGCTTTGTTCCGTCAGCGTAGATTTCGGTGAGCGTGTCGCTGTTGTCAAGATTAGTTGACATATCAGCAGCATAGCCGCCTTCCATCGCTGTCGCACCAGAGTTCACGTTATCGCCCACATTGGAACCAACCAATATGTTGCGCGTGATGTTGTCCATATCGATGGCCGCATCTTGTCCGTTAATCTTGACACTCTGTTGCAAGGAATTAAATAAATCCGTTGCATTTAGAACGTCAGACAGTTTGACAATCTGACCACGTTGGATGAGCGTCTTGCTGATTTTCGTCAGCGAGATTGCCCGTTCTCCCACAGTTGAAGTATCACCTTCAGTTAGGGTGTTGATATCAGTTGCTTTCGGTGTATCCCACCTAAACATTGATATTGCTTTGTGACCCGACTTCGCAGGAAGTGGGGCTTTAGTTCCGAACTGGTCTAGTACGAGAGCTTGTACAGCATAGGTCAGCAATTTCTTGCTGAAATAATTTTGGTACTGGTTCGCCAGTGCGGCATCAGTAGTGACATTAGTAGCCATTATTTATACCTTTCGTCCGTTAGAATGAATCATCAAGTGACATAGCGGCCTTACGGAGATGCGATTCCTGTTCCTCTTC